GTCTAGGCGGCTGCCGCGTCTGTGCAGGCGTTCTGGCGTCTGCATGACGCCGCCATTGGCATGATCTAAACGGTAATGGTCAGAATGGGTGAAAAGCTGGCAGACAAGTTCCATCCATGCGCCCCATTTGTCTATTTCATTATATGACGCGCCTTGGCGGAATTCTATCGTGCCAGAATTCCAAGTACGCAGATTGATTGCATGGTATTTGCTGCCATTGCGGTGAATGAGGCTTGATATTTGAACAACGGTTGAGGTGGCTTCAAAGGCGTCATGGTCAGCGCCACCAGCGGCAAAGCGCTGCAAACCCATGCACCAGCTATTACCAGTGCGACTAGCGGGCAAATGTTCGTTTATGACGTCTTGGTGCATGGCATAACGGCGCACCACATCTTTCACCAAGGCAATTGTCATTTCATTACCGCGATTGTCATCATTTAATGACAAGAAATTGCCGCGAGACATGGCGTCTTTTGACGCCTGCCAATATTCATTTGGCGTCATGCCCTTAACAGATACTGTGCCAAGGTGAACATGGCCGCCGCAATTGTGGCCGTTTTGAACATCTGCACCAAGTTCTTCACAAATATCTAGAACAGCTTTGATATCCATGTATGCATCTGATGATGCCAGCGGCATAGGGCAAGGCGGAAAAACTATTTCAGCACCGCAATGTTCACTCTCAACCCTTACCCAGTCAATGCCAGCATTCTCAAGACGGCGGCGGATTGCTGACACGCTGACATGTGCGCCCTCCCATTCAATACCCATAGTTGGAAAGGAATTTTGGTCTGTAAATGTGTAAGTCATTGTTTTTACTCTCTTTTTCTGGTTTTTGAGGCCTACCTCCGGCCCCTTGTCTAGTTTATAGCACAGGCAATCATTGCAAGCAAGCACTTTATATCTTTGTTTTTATTGGATAAATCGGGATCGAGAAAAAAAACAAACAATTGTTCGGGTTTTTATATTACTTGATCGGACAGGGGCGGGTAGTGTGTATGAAAATGGCGCTGTGATTCTCATATATTAGGCCGAAGAAAAGCCCGATCCCGACAAGCCCGATGCCCGAACAAAAAAAGCACGGGCGAACCCGTGCTTTTCCCGAACAATTTAGTTTTATGCTGCCTGCTGTGACTCCATGAAGTTGAAGACTACCTGCTCCCCTACAATATATGCGTACATATTGACGACCTTTTCAGGGCTAGAAAGATCCGTGGTCACTTCTCCGAAGTTGTCCTGCTCGTACTCCTTGACGGCTTCGATGATGTCAAAGGCTTTTGATCCCATCCAATCAATAGCTCGTTGCGTCCCAATGATATAATAATCAGTATTAAAGCAGTGATGATGGATGTCGTCCATATTTTGTTCAATCCATTCTTGATCTTGTTCCCCAAGCCACTCTGCGAAAAACTGCTCAATCTCTGTATAGTTATATGGTTTGTCCATGTTACCCTCGTTTGTTTTGGTTTACTCATTATATATAGCAACCATTGCAACACTCGTCAACAAGAAAAAACAAAAAAAATAAAAAAGATTCACGAGCTAAACCCGGAGAAAAAGGCAAACAATTGTTCGGGTTTACTGGATCTCGTCCGGGCAGCAGACAAAAAAAACCCGGGGACGAATCCCCGGATCTTTCTCCCTCCCGAACAATTTGCTATTTTAGCTCCCGATAAACTTCCCGAAGAAACTCGTCATCATTAGAAAAACTAAATCTGTATTCCGAATCATAACGATGAGTCTCAGTTTCCCCGTTCCGATTAAACTTAACTACTGTATCTAGCGTCCCGTCATCCCCAATCCAAATGTCTGGAGACACACTGGCAAAATAAAATGGCGTTCCCATACTTCTGCTCCTACTGAAAAAGTGTGTTGTATTCGTGATCGTATAAAAACTCTCCGAAGTTGCTGCCGTATTCCTGCGCCAATTCCCATGCTGATCTAAAGTTATCTGCATCGTCACCTTGCATGTAGAACGACCATCCTGCTTCAGTTTCTGTAACGGTAATGCCATGAACACCATCGTCATTCATTGTATATCCACCAATAATCATAATTCTCTCCTTCTGGTTTGTCTTTATATATAAGCAATAGTTGCACGCCATGTCAACAACAAAAAGAACAAAAAAATAAAAAAGAATCATTTGGTACAAAACCACATACAACTGGGACGGCAAAAACAAAACGAACAATTGTTCGGGTTTTGAACTACGGCAAAAAAAATGACGGCACGGGAACCAGAACCCATGCCGTCACCGGATCAGGGACTCGTCCGGCCATCCCCGATCATAAATTGTTCGGGTTACGAAGCCCGAGAAGTTGCAACTCCCGTTACCATCGTCAGGGCGAAAATCATAATGATGCCTGCGTGGATGAAGAATGACCCCGTTACTGCTGGGTCTGGCTCTGCTCCCGTCATCAGACAGACACCGAGGAACCCGATACCTGTGAGTGTGTTACCTAGCTTACGCATCTTCCTTCTCCTCATTATATTCAACAACCCATTCGTTGTTCATCTTGCAATTCTTCAAAGCTTCACTTTTATTATCGAAGATGCGGCTGTGATCCACATAACGCTCATCAAATAAATAATCGTATCCTTCAATTACCCATTTCATTGTTCTGCTCTCCCCTCGTCACATTTACCAACTGCCATGCTAACTCGTGCAACATAGCTTCCTGATTATCACCCTCGTCTACACCAATTCCCTCCATAACACAGTTAATTGCGTCTACTACTGCTTGTACCTTCTGGTCTGCTGTAGGTACGGCGACTACACCGTTACCAATATAGATGCCAGTTTTCCAATCAGGCTTTACTTGTGGCGTCTTCATCTTCTACCTCCCAGATGTTTTTTTCATTCTGCTCGTAACGCTCTTTATTGCCGTCATTAGTAACAATGAAAAATTCATGCGCCAGTTCATAGGCAGCATCCTCATCAATCGCATTGACGCGAATTGTTTTGGTGACAATAGCCTCGATCTGGACATCATATGTCTTGGTCTTCATTTTCTTCTCCTTTGTTAAGCACACTTATATATAAGCAACTATTGCAGATGGTGTCAACAAGAAAAAAGAAAAAAAATAAAAAAGTTTTCTCGTACCAATACCTACATTGCCGTTACTGTCGATGCGTACGTTAATGCGTACACAACTGGTACACAAAACACTGCTGTGGGCCGAAAGGCGAACAATTGTTCGTATTCAGGCCCGGGGACAGAAAGCCCCCGGCACGGAGGAGAGTGTACCGGGGGAAACCAAGGGAGACCCCCGATGATGTCCCGATTCAGGCCCCGGAGTCAACCCCGAACCCGAACAATTGTTAACATTCAGGCCCCGAGCGCTCGTCCCGGCCCGCCGAGTCCCCCGGCAACTTCCAGATCCCCGGCCAGAACCCGAACAATTATACGGATCCCGAAGGCCCGAACCCCGGCGACCCCGAGGATGTCGGAGAATAGCGCCCGCAAACCCGCAGAAACCCTAGAATGAGACCCCGAAAAGCCCGACCGCAGGCCCCGAACCCGAACAAATCTACGCCTATAAGGCCTCGAGCAAGCCCCGAGCATCGCTCACTCCCCCCGCACGGGGCGTGTGGTATTATTTTACCGTATCCTGCTTATCTTGCACTATATCTTGTGCCTCATGTTCAATAACGTCTACATCTGGTGTTACGTTAGTCATGCGCGACTCAGCCAAACGCTTGTATTCCGCCAGTTTTGCCGCGATCTGATCTTTTGTTTGCGCTGTGATATCTTCCTTGACAACGTGCTGCTTGTTGATAAGTAGCCCTGCTGCCTTCAAACGCAACTCTTCAGCCCGAATTGCTTCGCTAAATCGCCCGTTCTCCCACGCTTGATCCCGTAGCTTTTTTAGATCCCGAACTGACTTGTCGATTGTTACCCCGAATTTTGCGTTAGCCTCCAGCCTCATCTCTTGTAGGCGTTCCGCCACCACTGGGTTCTTTAGCAGCCGTACAGCGGACACCGAGGCGTTCTTATACCCCGCTTGTCTCGCTGCCTCTGTCTGTGTCATGTCCTTGTGCAAGTAATTGTTCAAGAACTCCTGCTGCACTGGCTTTAATCGCTTTAGTCCCGCAAGCCGCATTTCCTTCGGTAAATCTTCCCCGACCTTTGGCATGTTCAATCCTCTCTGTTCGTTCCCACTAAATGGTACACATTATCGTGGTTTTCATCTGGGTAGTATATCACTCCTGACGCCGTTTCTTGAAGACCTGCAAATTCCAGCATCAGTGAGATAACTTTATTTTCTTGCTGCTGCTCTACAGCATCATCGTAATCGCTTGGCCTTCGCACCTCGTCAACATCATCCCACTGCACATACAGCGAACACGGAAAGCAGATAGGGTTGCCGTTCAACTCTATCAGGTTCTGCGTGTGAAATTCCTTGCTGCATATCGTGCAAGAACTCCAGCCATCTTGTCCCATGTTGCGCGTCTTTCTAACTTTCGTATATGGGGTAGGTTACACTACCTACCCATATATATATATATGTAACCATAGGAAACTTTGTAACCACAGGCCTTTTCAATGACTTACACCCAACTCTTAACTTACCTACAGAAGAAATCGGGGCAGGTAAGTAAACCGATTTCGTTAATATATTCAATCACTTATTACTTACCTACGTTTTACTTACCTATAGGTAACTAGGTAAGTAGGTAAGTAAAAGTTAACCTAAATCCGGTTAATGTGGTATTTATTTACCACATGGTGCCATGACCACAATACCCGCTTTTGGGTGCTTCTTTTGCAACGCGGCATAGACTTCGTTCTTGCGTCTTTC